TTAAGACACCCCAGGGTGCCCCCCCCCCCCCACATAAAAAAGTGAGGGAGGGCGGTAGTAAAGTCCTTAGCGTCTGCGTGGCGGTACTGAATAGCGAGGATAATCTATTCGCTTCGGGAGAGGAAGACCGCCCCCGTCAAAGTAGTTCAGAGGTCGCTCACCTTCGAGGACTTCGGGGGTAAGCATCTTCTCTGTCACTAAAGAGTCTGGGAGTATCTGATGGTACGTTCCTCGCTCCGTTCCTTGCTGGATGTCGATCTCTCTATTCACGGGTATCCATTCCATGTCCATGTACTGGCGGTTCTTCGGGAAGACCTCCCAGGCAAACGTACCCGAAAGCTCATACCCACGAGAAGGTAGCGAACCGTAGACACGCCCGAATCGTTGAGCCATATAGGCACTGAGCATATAGTCAGTTGGATACGATCTATCCTTGCCTATGGTATCGGGCATCGCTCCATCGGGGTAGTAGATAATCGATGGGGACACCGCTGGTATGCGGTAGCCCGAAGAGTAGTGAATATCCAAGTCCTGCGACTCTCTCGTAGCGTCACTGAAGGTAAACCGCTCACTGCGCTCCTTACTTATCTCGGAGACCTTCCTTCCTTGTCTGTCACTCATCCAAATCTTCGGGGCTTGGATAAGCACTGCGCTTGGCACGTTCCACAGCTTCCAGTCGGTGAACTTATCATTTCCCGAATAGAAGGCTGGAGCACTGTACAGCTCTACCTCTATCTTCGTAAAGCCCTTAGGGGGCATCGGTATGCGCATCCCTTCGCCTTCATCCTTGGAGGACTTAGCATGATTGAAGCCATTCCATCTAAGTTTATCATCTCCTCCATAGGTGAGAGTGCATACGCTGTTGTGTTCATCCTTCGACCATTCGATTCCATTCAAGTACCCTTTCAGGTAAAGCTCTTCGCCTGCGGCTTCATTTGATGCCTTCATTGAGAAGTCAACACGCGCACCTGTTAGCTTGTCGGTGAAGGTGCGAATGAATTCGATTGACTTCTCGACTTTCTTACGCTGACGTTCATCCTGTATTCTACCATGTGTTGTGCTATGCTCCCCGTTGCTGTATATATTCCTCCCGACAGCCTCTAAAAACACAGCACTATCCACGCTGAACTCTTGATAGATGTCCGAATTGAACGACAGATACAGCGGTGCATCCAGGCGCAGGTAAAAGTCCCCTTCTTCCGAGTGGTTCGGTATAGAGAACTCCCACGGCTTGACATGCTTCAGCTTCTCTCCGCCTCCGCCTCTTTTGAGCATATCGATGTACCACAGTACCATCTTCACATACTTATCTGCCATCACAGCATCACCAAGCATACTCTCTTGATCGAAGCTACGCGTCTGGCTGTAGTTGAATTCATACCCGTAGAACATGCCTAAATCCATGGGAGTACCTGCATCATTATATACACGCATACCAAGGTTTTTGAAGGCACCACTACTTATATGCTTCCAGTCGTCCCCTTTGATACGAAAGACATTGTACTCGCCAGAGGTTATGCCCCCAGGCATTTGAAGACTAAGCCTCCCGTGGATGCTCTTCGGATTCCACACCAGCGCATAGAAGTCGTTATCTTCTCCTGTTGACTCGGCTTTGGTCTCTAAGAGTGCGGCCTGCTTATATTCGCCTACGATGTCTGTCGTGCGGTAGCTCCATGCCCCGACCTTGTCTCCATTACTGAGGGTGCGAAGGACACGCTTCCACGGCACGAAGCTATCCATCTTCGGTAGCTCCATCTCCCAGCTGAGGGCATCGAGGTAGGTGCGTGTGTTGACGACTAAGCTGGAGTAGCTCGAGTGTAAGGAAAGCTCCCCGTCATCGCCCTTTACCTCCATCGGGGAAGCATCCAAAGAAGCCTGCCCAATCGGGTTGTTGATATTAGGTCTGCGCACCTTGTCTGCACCCCCACCGTCAAGTGCCTGCATGTCGGTGATGAAGAATGTACCAGCGGCCTGCTCGATGCGCAAGCCTAAGGCGGAGAGCACACGCTCGAGAGCTTCCAACACGCTGATGGGCTCTTCCTTGTCGATGAAGAACTGCGAGGTATCAAAGAGAAGCATTCGCTCATTGAAGTCGGTAGGCGTTTGCTCTGCCCCCATGTACAGCGTCCCCGTGTAGCGAGTGTAGCAGTGCGCCACGTTGCTTGCCATCAGCTTGTAGGAGTTGACCCTGTACTCTTTGTACCTCTGCGCCACCCATCCAGAGAGCCCACGCTTGAGGAGCTTCTGCACCAGCATGAAAAGGTTTTCACGTGGCTTCAAGTCGCACCTGTCGTCATAAGCCCACTCTTTGGTCAAGGGTACTCGGGACATATACCCGAAGTCGCTTGCCTCGAAGGAAACGAGATACCCCGTATCTTGGCTGGCTGGCTCTTTGTAGCTCTCGGGGTCGAGTGTTCCCACCCAAAAGGCGTTGCCTGTCGCCTCAGCTGGATATAGATGTTCGTGGAGATGCACGACACCATCGCCTTCGGGGATACCCCCTTGCACCTCGGTGAGGTAAACGGACACCGTGCCTTCGGGGGCTTGTGCCAAGTGGCGGTATCGCTCTGTGGCACGCTCCTCCAAAAGCGAGAAGGACAGTCGTCCCTTGACGATGGGTGAGATAGCATCTTCGCTCTCGGTGGTGAGCGTCACGGGGGGCATCCCAAGGCGCACCATCTTGTTATCGGGGTATCCCTTTGTCTCTTCGGTGTCGGGGTAGGATATTACCAGCCCCCACGCCTTCCCATTCACGTCTGTGAAGAGCGAGGTATAGTGCTTGTACTTCGTTTCCATTAGGCCTGCTTCGTTGTGTTGATTAGTTCATCTATCGCTTGCTCTGCTTCCTCCCAGTGTCTGCGTACTACGTGCATCAGTATCATGTAGACTTCGTAGTCCAGGTTATTCTGCCTGACGAAGTCCCACACGTCATCGATTGCCTCGGAGAGGTACACTGCATCGGGGGCAGGCTTCTTCTCCAGCTCCATAGCCATCTGGCAGTAGTGCTTCGCCTTCTCGAGGTCACGCACTCCGTCTTTGAGCTTGTACCTCGTGACATACTTGACTACGTTGCCTTGGAAGAAGTCGAGTTCGAGCATACCGATAAGGCAAATAGGCTGGTAGGGCATCGACTTGTAGTGGCTTCCGCCTACTTGTTCATCGAATGCGCTGTGTTGTATTGCTTCCATATGTTAATCGTTTGCGGTTTCGTTAACCTATTCTGTTGGATATGTTAAGCAAAGGGGTGTTTCGTTAACCTATTCCGCCCCTTTACTCCTTGAATTTCACTCCTTGAGTTCGTGGGGATACTCCTTGAGGTTACTCCTTGAGAGTTTCGTCCGCCTTCTTCGCAGGCGAGACGACTACGTTGACGTTCGTCAATCGATTGATGAGGTGCTCGATGAGGAAGCGCAGGTTAAGCCCCTTCAGGATACCTACGACCCAGCCGAAGGCGAAGGACAGAGCGCAGAGCACGATGAGGCTAAAGGTGTCCATATCTTCTGTTTTTTGTAGAGTGCGCCCCGCCGCAGGCGCGTGAAGGTCTCGCGTGCGGTAAACTGCCAGCAGGGCGCACTCGTGGTTGTTACCTACTTAGAGAGTAGCAAGAAGTCAAAGGGAGAGCAGTATTCAGGGGCATCTGGAGAGATCCCTTTGTTCTGTTCGTGGGTGTATTCTTCTACCCACTTGCCAGCCTGCCCGTAGGTTTCAAACTCACCGCAGATAGCTCCAGTGAGCCTGTTCTTTACGATGTACTTCATTTTCTTTTCGTTTTGGTAGTTAGTTCTGTTCGTTGCGTTCGCTCTTGAGCTTGTCGAGGGCTTCGATAGCCTCCTGCCATTCACCTCCGAAGACGTGTGTGATGGCGGTCTGCGCGGTGTCGCTTAGAGGCACTTCCTTTGCTATCTCACGTAGCTCTCTGAGTAGCTCGGTGTAGTCCTTCTGATCGGGCACAAAGCCGAGGCTGTCGGCTCCGCGGCAGCTCTCTATCGCTACCTCTATTCGGTCTGGGTCTTCCGTGTTAAAGAAGTTCACCGTGTCCGATAGCACTAATCCTCGGAAGAAGTCGATACGATAGGTGACAAGCAGGTTGAGGCACCACGCTGTCAGTCTCTCTTTTTGTTCTCTGTTCATATCTTTAGTTCTGTTTAGATGTGTCTTGCTTCTGTTGTTCAATTCGCAGCTCGTGGAGCTGGGTGCGGAGTAGTTCGTTCTCCTTCTGGAGCTCTTCTGAGGTTTCTATAGCCGATTTGGCTAAGTCTAATGCCTCTTTAGCGACCTGCTTAAAGCTGTTATCCTTCCCGATTTTGATGCCTTCGCGCAGCCCAACTGAATACCCTGAATAGTATGTTATCATGGTTACGCCTACGACTATAGCGAGGCTTATGATTTCTTTCCACATAGTCCTTAGAGTTCTCCGAGTTAGTATGGGTCTATATTTTCGAGGGTGGCTACCTCGCCTATATTGTACCTGTAGTAGGTCGTTTCATCTACGGGGACGAAGTGCTTGCCATCTTTACACATAAGTACGACGCCATACACGTGACGCCCTCTACTTATAAGCCTGTGGTTCTTTCTTATGACCACTCCCGTGTAATAGTCTGGCTGGTTGCAGGATACTGAAACCACGACTACCACGGAGAGTAGTAGTATGAGTAGCTTTCTCATATTAGTATTTCTTCCCGTGCAGTGCAGGGCGTGTGGCGTTGTACTTCATCTTGAGCTCGATGTGCTTCATAAGGTCGAACTCGTAGCGTTCGGAGATCGCCCTAAGCAGTTTGAGCTGACAGCTTAGAGGACTATCCCAGTGCAGCGTCATACACACTCGGAAAAGCATCTGCGTTAGCGTCTTGTCCTCCTCTTGGTCGAACACGTCTATTACGCCTAACTCTTCGTCTTCCGTTGCCTTCGACCCGATGAGGTCAAGCAGGCGAATGCAAGCGTCTGCGATTTCGTCTTCCACGGTGTCCTTGACTTCTCGGAGGAACATCTGGGCGTAGGGTGCGCCGTCCAGTTGCTCCAGCGTGTCGATGGTGGCAGGGGCTAAGACCGCCCAATTGAGCTTTCGGTCTGCTTCTACGGCTTCTGCAAGCTCAGTAATCACCAGCATCAGGTAGTGGTCATGAGGGTGCTTCTCTTTCCAGAAGCCTTTAGCTACGGCCTGCTGGTGGGCGTAAAGTGCGAGGGGCACGATGTTGTCCCAGTTGTAGATGTTTGTTTCGTTGTTCATTGTTTCTTATATGATATGCGTTAGTATGTGTTTGATTACTTCTACTGTCCAGCCATTGCCCAGCATCTTGTAGGCTTGCGTGTCGGAGCATTCCCATTTGTACCAGTTGGGGATAGTCTGCAGGCGGGCGCATTCGGTTGGCGTGAGCCTGCGGAGTACTTGACCTATCATAGCCACAGGTTGACCACTTCCATCATTTCGAGCTCTCGCTGGTATACATGGAGATTTATTACCTGAGATTTTCCTAAAGCCACGCCCATTTTTATATGTTCTGAATGTTCCAGACACGACAGACATCCCATTTGACTTAGCGCCCTTGTGGCTACAAGAAAGTAAGCAAAGAGCCTTTTGATGTACGTCTCTGTAATTCTTGATAAGCCAAGGGTCAGTAATGGCGTTTGAATGGTCAAAGTATTTATTGTTCGTTATTAAATACTTCTCATCTACATCATTTTCAAGAATATCTGATATACAGAGTCCCCTGTCTATAGGGAGTGGGATGTCTGTGTATACTTCATTGAATATTCCTTCACTCTTTGTTTTACCATTTGTCCAGTACAAGCGCACTCTGTTCTGAGCTGAGACGAGAGAGGAGTTAATCACTACAGGGTTAAGTTGGAGCGTCTCATTTATAACCGCCTCGTGTTCCTTCTTCATTTGCACATTCTCCAGCAACCACTTCGCTTTTGGGTTGCAGGATAGTAGGTGCTGGCGGATGTCATCAAACACCCAAAAGAGGCGACTTCGGTGGTCGTCAAGCCCACGCATCGCACCAGCGAGAGAGAAGCCTTGGCAAGGCGAGCCAGCGAGAAGGAGGTCTATGGAAGACCAATCAATGTTCCACTCTCGCCATTTCTCCACGTCTCCGAGCTGAATTGTGTCGGGAAAGTTGAGCTGCGTCTGCTTGATAGCGTGCTTGTCTATCTCGCTGGCGTAGTATCGTTCGATAGGCACGCCAAGGTCGCGAAGAGCTATCTGTCCGCAGCTCATCCCGTCAAAGAGTGATAGTACTTTCATCTTTCATTTTCTCCAGAAGTTAAAAGCGTCCTATCTCTATCATTGATTTGGTGTTGATCGCCACCTTGATAGGGTTGCTGTTTTGCAGGCTTACCTCGCAGTGGTCGTGGTATGCGTGGTGCAGCCTTGGGGGCTTGATACTTCTGCTTGTAGGTGCGCTTGTCCTCGAGGCGGTCGATGCGCTTGTTCGCCTCAGCGATAATGGAGAGGGCTTCGGCTTGGTTCTTGCCATTGCGCTCAAGGAGCGAACGCAGGGTCTCGTAGGCGGTCGCCAACGTGGAGATTTCAGACTTCGCAGTGCTGATGCGCTGGTCGAGGTGGCGCAGATCGTGGCGCATAAGCCAAAAGAGGTAGGTAGCTACCAGAGAGTAAGCTACCAGCGATACCACGATGAGGAAGAGGATGTTTGTAGAGGTCATTGTTCAAAGAGTTTTATAGGTGTTGCGATGTGGTGGATAGCGAGGAGCAGCGCGTCACGCTCCTCTTGGTTGGTCTGTTTTAGCTTGGATGGCGGAAGGATGAGGTCGTGCTTTTCGCACAGCTCGAGGAGCTCGGAGTGGGAGATCTTCCCGTCCGCCCCGCGCCATACCTTGCGAAGGGGTGGCTGCGCTATGCGTTGGAAGAAATGCGCCCCGATGGCTTCGTAGATAAGTTGACCTACCATGGAGCAACGCCCTATGTGGTAGCCTTTCTTGGAGATGGTCTGGCGGTTGTCCCTTGCGGAGACGTGCCAGTTGTGTGCCACCGTCCAGATGTCTTCTACGACAAATCGGTAAGAGTAGGATTCATCCAGGTAGTGGTCATCCACCTCTCTGCGCCATTCGGTCAAGAGGGCAAGAATATCCATGAATGGGAGTGTCTCGAGATGCACCGTGCGGTCGGAGAGGTCAATCACCGCCCATCCCGAAGCCTTCGTGTCTGGGTCGATACCGACAAGGAGGGTGCGCGATTCGTTAGCTTGTCTGCGCATACTTTAGAATGGGAGGTTGTCAGCGGCCTGCTGTTTTGGCGGAGTGCTCTGTACTGGCTGTGCCACTGGAGGCTGGGGAGCTGGTTGCGCTTGGAGCTGTGGTTGCTGAGAAGCGTACGCCACATTCCACGCACGGACTTCGGTGTACCACTTGCTGTTCCATTCACGGCTCTCGATGTCGATGGAGACCGTCACGTCTTGCCCTACCTGTAGGGGGAACTTCGTGATACTATCCCCGAAGAGGGAAAAGCAGACTTTCTTCGGATATTGCCCCCCCGTGTCGAGGATGTATTCCTGCTTCTGCCAAGGCTTGCCTGCCTTGCTTTCCCCCTGCTGGAGAGGGAGGACGCTTACGATGCGCCCTGAGATGGTTAGTTCGTTTGCCATTGCTGTATTGCTGGTTAGTTACTTGATTAGTCCTCTTCGTTTCCATTCGTCGAGCGACCAGAAGTTTGTATAGTCCGTCTTGTCCCATCCAGCCCCTGGCTTGCGGGCGTTCACCCTTGCGTTAGACTGGCTTTGCTTCTTGACTTCTTCGTATAGCTCTGGATATCTTCCTTGAAACTTTTTGCGAAACGTGTTTGTCGTGCATCGTGTAGCAATCATTGCTGCACGCTCCATTGAATACCCTTCCTCCATCACCATGTGAACGACTTTGTCAATGTCTTCCTTGGTGAGGATGTATCGCTCTTTTTCCACCGCTCTACCTCTTAGAGGCACTTGGTTGTTGTCCATTATCATTGTCTTTTTTGCGTTCTGTGGTCGGGGATACCTGCCATGCAAATCTCAATGCAGTCCCCACGAAGGCGAGAGACGGCACGGTCTCCATAGCGTTCAAGCTCAGACCATGGGAGGTTGGTGGTGATGATCATCGGGGCGGACTGGTAGCCCATATCGGAGCGTTGGTTGATGAGGTCTGCAAGGCTTGCCCTATTCCCATAGCGGTGGAAGGTGTCAGGCTCACTCCCTAAGTCTCCGATGTGCAAGACCCTCCATCGTAGAGCCTGAAACGAACCATCGTCACTGCCCATGTAGTCCTTGACGTGCCAAAGGGCGTGCGTCTCGTAGTTCCACAGGAACGGCTTCATGCAGACTCGAGAAGAAGCCCCATCGTAGAAAGGGCGGTGAATACCCAGACGTGTACTCACCTCCTGTAGCAAGCGCACCATTAGCGTCTTGCCCACTCCCGTCTCCCCCGTGACGATGATTCCCTTCATCGGGTCGTCTATCTCGGGATGCTTAAAGCCTAAGAGCCAAGACAAGGCTTTGGCATAAGCGTTGATGCCCACCTCGTCCAGCGTGAAGTCGGGTGTCACCTCACGACCAAGGCGAACAATACCCTCCAAGACGGTATCCAGCGTCAAGCTCGTGTACTGAGTGTACATCAGTCGGGGCGGAAATTCCTTGAAGTCGTCTTCGAGCATCCTCCTGATGAGCTGCGAAGCTGACTGCGTGGGTCGTGCATCATTCATTTCCATAGTCATCTTCCTTGGTTGATTCGAGCCATTACCTCCTTAGCCATTGCTTGCGTCTTCTCTCGATAGGCACGCATCTCGGGAGTTTCCTCCTTTTGGGCTTGCTCCGCCTTGACTTTGTCCCACATCGAGTTTGAGTAGTTGCCTACGGGGGGCTTAGTCCCATGGGGCGAAGGGGAAGCGTCTCGATAGTTGCCTGCTGCCACTTTGGCGAAGTTGTCGACTTTGATAAGCCACGTGAGCGTAGCCATCGCAGGCTTGGAGCGCAGAAAGCTCGAGGCTTTGGCTTCGTCCAGCATAGCCCTGAATTGCTCGATCGCACCCAGTACGTCAAGCACCGAAGGGCGCACCTTGCGTCCCTGCTCGTCTTCGGGTACCAATGCCCAGAAGAGTTCTTGAGCGTCTGAGCAAAAGGATCTGGATAGCGTCTTGAGCTGCGCAAACTCTGCGAGGCCTGCAGTGGCGGTAGCGTAGAGTTCGTTGAAGGCTTTTGCGTAGTCTCGCATATCGCTATTCGGATACAAGAGCGAGCTAACCATCTGGCGAAGCCCTAAATCCTCAATCTTCTCAAGCTCTATGCGCTCTCGCTCCATCCCCCCTGTGGGGGTTAGGGGGATACTTTCATCTTCTATTTTATCTTTTTCTTTTAGGGGGGTATTTACCCCCCCTATAGTCCCCCCCAAAGTAGAGCTGAAAGTAGAGGGCAAAGTAGAATCGCCTTCTCTACTTTCGTCTACTTTCGTTTCTACTTTTCTACTTTTGCCTGTTTTTGTCTCTACTTTGCTCTCTACTTTCGTTTCTACTTTGCTCTCTACTTTTCTACTTTCATCTTCTACTTTTGAGCGATTTCGCTTAGCCTCGCGAGCTCTACCTAAGCCTTCTTTGACCGCTTGACTTACATTGTAGCTCCGCTTCTTTGGTGCGGCTTCTTCGCCTTGCTTTTTATCTGCACCGCCAAGAGTTGAGAGGTGTGAGGTGAGGCGTGGTGAGTATAAGTACTCTACTCCATCCTCATCGGTGGCGATCTCAAACAGACCGAAGTCCTCAATAGTGGATCGCACGACTTCCGCCCTTGGTCGCTTTGGCAGGATGTTCGCCAGACGCTTGGCGTTGTTTGGATAAGTGTACCCGTCTTCATCTTGCTGTGCGAGCTTAAGTAGCAGGGCGGTGTAGATGCCCCAGCCTGCCATCCCGTGCTCAGCTACGAGGGCTTCCACCTTGGCATCTTGCAGGGCGAAGAGGTCAAGCGGTATGTATCTGTGCTTACACATATTCAGGTAGCGTGAAGTAATTTGAGTTTAGGGTTCGACCTACTACGATTTTCTTCTCTTTATACATGCGTAGTAGCATAGGGCGCAGTGAGTGGTATTCGCAGGAGAAGAGGGCTCTAAGCTCCTCCCTCCACACCACTATTGGGTAGCGGCCTGCTTGCTTGCGCTCGTGCAAGACCTCTCGTAGTCGGTCGATGATAAAGGTATCGGAGGCCATAGCCACTGATTAGCCTTTCGCTAAGGCTTTCCTGCGTGCCTTCTCAGAGCGCAGTGCCTCCAGCTTGTCCATCGTGTCGTCTGCTTTCCTTCTGAAGTAGCGCATACGTCTATTGTTGGGGTGCATTCGCTCGGTGAGGCACTTAAAGAATGCTTCGTGCAGTCGGATGTGAGCGTTCAGGTGGTAGTCGTCGAGCTTGCGGAAGTCCGTTGCGTCCGTTGTCTGTGCCATTGTATTATCTGTTTGCGTGTCGGGTCATCTTCTCCGATCTCTTCTTGAGGTCGCTGAAGATGACAGTGTCGAGAATGAGGGTTGAGCGTCCTTCGCTGGTGAATGCTTCGGGGAAGTCGTTCATACGCTGTCGAAGCGTTGAGTCGCTCCGTATGCCTAAGAAGGACATAATCTCTTTGCGCCCCGTGATGGTGCGAGGGGCTTCTTGTGGCTGGTGGCGAATCTCGTCACGTACGGCCTGCGCCCCTTCGTGCATAGCGTTGATGATGAGCTCCCGAAGGTCTTCGGGGGTCATCTGCACGATGACGGGCGTATAAAAGTGTTGCTGTGAGCTATTCATTGTGCTTGGAGTGTATGGGTGAGGTTGTCTTACTTTGGTGGGGTGCTCCTTGCTCTCCCGAGTTCGTAGCACCAGTATAGAATTGAAAAAACGCTATGAGATAATTAAGTATTGGGTGCTTGTTTTTATGTTGGTGCGCCTTGCTCTCCCGAGTTCGTTGCACCTGATTAATCAACTAAGTATCATCACTAATCATGTCTTACTTTGTGCGCTGGACACCTCCCTACAATTGGAGATGCCCAGCATTCACTCAAAAAACTCACAGATAAACACAACCTAAGGAAGTGTATGGGGAGGGGTTACTTGCGGTCTGCTTCGTGGGAGCTTGCCCAGCGGCGAAGGGCTTGTAGCGAGAAGTACGATACAGCCACAAGGGCTGCGCCTGCGATTTTCTTCAAGAAGAACTCCGAGAAGCTCACCTGCATTGAAGGGCTGTCACTGTCGCTGACGATAAGCAGGCAGCCTAAGAAGCCTAAGAGGATAGGCACGCTGACGACTAAGCCAGCTAAGAGGGTGGAGAGTTTCGTATTCATTGCATTGGGTATTTGTCGTTGGTGTCGTCAGGAGGCTTTCGAGCCTCGGGGGTGTTCCGTGCCTGCCACGGCTTCGCCCTGCGCACATTAGGTCGCAGGCTAACGACAATGGGTTAATCACGTGCAGGCATTTCACCTGCCGAGTAATGCTTGTTGCCATTGTTCGTATCAAGTATGTCAATGATCGCTCAGGGGGAGGGCTTAGCCCTCGGTGGTGCACAGCCGTTAGCCCTTCAGGTAGTTGTATACTGTCGAGCGAGCGAGTCTGTATTTTACTCGTAGACTGTGCACGGCATCTTCTGTTTTTATCCCTTCTTCCTTCATCTTAGCGAATGCTTGACGTACCTTTTCGGCACGCTCTGCAGACACTTGCTTTAGCGGTTTAAGGGTTCGTTTCTTTGCCATAAGGTCTACTACTTATTGAGATTATAGCTACCTTTGAATGTCCTGATTTGGACTTCGTGGTACTGTCCTCGCTTGGACTACACTGCAAAGGTAGGAACAATTATTCCTATCTCAAAATCTTATAGGTAGTTTTATTCCTATTTTAGAGGTAAGTGCTTCTTTTTTAGGGTAATAAAATTTTGTATGGATAACGAAATAGAGACTTTGGGCTCAGTTGTTCTCAAGGAAGTCCTATCTTACTTGGGAATAAAATCACCTACGCTCGCTAATAATATAGGTGCGGAGTACAAGAGGCTGCAGAATATCGAGACTAAAAAGACTAAGAAGATATCAGGCGATTTAGCTTCTATGATTACGAAGAAATACCCTGAGTTCTCTTTAGACTGGCTACTCACAGGCGAAGGCTCAATGCTTATCGATAGCCCTCAACCCACCACAGTAGAAGCCAATCCAGGCGCATCGCTTCCCGACATCGGGCTTCGCACAGACGTTTGGGTCGGTACCGGAGATAAGGTCTATTGGACGGAAGCGATACAAGTAGGCGACGAGGAGGAATTTGTACGTGCAAAGCAGGAGGGCGTGAAGCTCATCCCCGAGTTTACCGAGGCTTTCCGTGGAGGGAATGTCGGTGAAGGTGAGATGCTCCAGACGATTGACACCTACTGGGGGCTTCCCGACGTTGACGGAAATATGATCGTTCCTGTGCGAGGGGACTCAATGTCTCCCCGATACCCATCTGGGTGCCGTGTCGTATTGAAGCCCTATCCATTCAACCCAGGCAATCCCCTGCTTATACCATTCGGGGAGGTCTTCGCCGTGGCTGTCCGACAAGAGGACGGCTTCCCACCGACGCACTATATAAAGAAGCTACACCGTCACCCCGACAAAACGAAGGAGCTTCAGTACTACATAGCTCGGAGCTTCAACGACGAGTACGAGGACTTTGAGATACCTATCTCCAATATCTGCTTCCTCTCCGCCGTGGTAGCTAAAATCGAACTCGAGCACACCTTTACATTCTGAGATGAAAGAGACCCATAAGACCGAAAAGCCTCAAGGCGACGCGCCCCATAGTCCTTCAGACGCACGAGTCACCTGCGCCTCTTTTCATCGTGCTGAACATCCTTCGTGACATCGGAGTCAGCAAGGACGAACTATGAGAAGTGCTAAAGAAGTAAAGAACAAAGCCAGATAAAATAAAGCTAACGAATAGATAAGTGTCATCATGTACCCAAAAAAGGAAGAACATTATACCTGGGAGGTCTTGGAGGATATAAGGGATAGTCTTACATCCATCGAGGAAAGACTCGTTGCTATGGAGGAGTATATCGAACGATCCGTAGGTAGTATTGAAGAGATGTTGAATGATACGGTTGGGTATGATAGAATCGTCGATGTAGAGTACAGCATAACAGACCATATTGACAAATGCTTCGACAACCTCCAGAGTAGTATCAGCGATTCGGATGATCTAACAAGAGATCTTATCGACAAATATGTTGCTATGATACAGAATCTAATCATAGATTCAGAGTATAGAACAAGAGATCTTATCCACGAATATGCAGCCAGTCTACAGAGTAGCATCAGCGATTCAAATACTCATTTGGAGAAACACAGGCTAATTAAAAATATGCACAGCCTTATTCCATCAGAGCAATCAGAAGAGGATAATAACGGATATTAGTAACGACCATTCCGAAGCTCTCTCCGTACTCCAACTCTGCCCCCCTGGGAAGCAGTTGCCATAGATTATAGCACATGAAGAGAATAGATAAAAATATTAGTACACTATAGAATGGACACCATGAACTTCAAAGGAGATCTCCCAGAACAATGTCCTCCCCAAGCTGCTCGCAAGCCCAATCCTGGCGAGGTTGTATATAGACTTGGTGGTATAGAAAACACTTATAATAACACTGATTTTCTATCCCACTGGGATAGATATATAGATAAAAGAGCTCATTACGTTACAGATCCTGGGGAGTGTCAAGCAAAGGCTTTGTCTGTATTTACCTCTGAAGAAGAAGCTCGAAAAGCCTGCAAACTACCTCAACTTAAGAGAAAGATGAAGTCCCTTCTATATTTGACTCTACAGCCAACAGATGGTCTTCTTTTGCAGACGGGAAGAAATAAGGCTCATTGTAGTTTTTGGGTTAGCTGTACCTTTGATGTAAATAACACAAACGTCAAAGTACTACCTCTATGATCAACCAATTAGCTCTTGTCCAGACGCTTTACTTCTATGATGTCCCCCAACTTGTTCTTGTCAAGAACTTGCTGGGAGACTTATATCTATGCCTATTGTCAGATGAAAAGACTATGGATTATCTATCTGTTAGGATTTCTAAAGATAGAGCCATGCTTCTCATTAAAGGTGATTTTGATTTACGAGAGGCGTACACATCTCCAGAATCAGATGGCTATTACGTTGTCTCTGCTACAGAGGATGGTTCGTACATACTAAGTGACAAGAATGTGGTTCCTTCTGAGGATTTGCTCCCTGAAGAAGGATTTACCCTTACCTACTCACATGAGGAACAAGAGATTTCTATTCGGGAAGACTTACTCCATTGGGAAAAGCCTATCCTTAAGTTAGGAGTATGCAATACTGAAAATGCGCACACTATCGAGGTAGATAAACTCAGTGCACTTACAACGAGCTTTAGTCGCTTTGCCCAGCATCTTATGACGAAGAGAGCAAGCAAGGGTGAAGTTATAGCTCCATTTGTTGTGTATGGGACAGAGGCTGCATCTTTTAATTTAAAGATGTATGTAGAGTTTGCAGATCCTGAGTTATTTGGATCTTCTGCTGATCGCTATCTAAAGGAGATTGGAGACCTATTATCCTGGAACGGCGAAGAGACGTTTCGTCAAGATATAAGTGAACTCAGAGGACACACTTTAAAGAGTCTGCGTAGCTTCATCTGTTTCCTTACAGATAATAAACTCTCACTTAAGTACCAGTGGCTTTCTAACATAAATAATGAGCCTGTATTTGTTCATACTAATTGTGCAAACTTATGTGCGATACAAAGTATTCTTCAAGAAAAGATCGAATTAGAGCGAGTTATACTCACTGCGAGGGGAATACTCACAAAGGCTTCCATTGAAAGGGGGGGAGAGTGGATGCTTCGTTCGGGTAGCAATGAGGTTATCTCTGGAAAGGTAGAAGATCTATCCATCCTATCTGGAGTAGTCATTAATAACGTTTACGATATTATTTACGAGGACGTTATAGAAGAGGATGTTGTAAGTAGAAAGGAGCATCACCGACTAATCCTGCAATCTATCGAGACCGTATCCCCAAAAACTTAGAGAGAGCTTGGGCGTAGTTGCTATAACTCAAATCATATCCAAGCAAATCAGTCGTTGTATAATCTGCAACAACTCACAACCATTTTGTTGGCGTCAGCAAAATGGTTTTATAATACAATCCTACACAACATGCTCCCCATTCGTCGCACGTGTCACTTCCTTCTTGATCCACAGAAAGGATGGACAGCTCTAAAGATCCGCTATCGCATACGCTACGCTGGGTATGTGACTACCGTTGCTGTGGGCTATCGTGCTGAGCCAAGCAAGTGGAATGCAGAGGTGGAGCGTTGCCAAAAGAATACCACCCACGGAGACAAGCGCACCCCAGCTGCGGTAATCAATAGAGCTATCCAATACGTGGAGGAGTCTATGGAACGCACCTTTGCCTACTTTGAGGGAGAGGAACACCTTCCCACGCCCGAAGAACTAAAAGCAAAGTACACGGAGTTCCTCAACTCCGCTCTCGGTGTCGAGGTGAGACAATCATCTAAGCTACCAACGAACGAGGCGCATACCATCGTAGCAGTGCTTGATTCGTTCGTTGCATCTGAAAGCGTTAGGCGTAGCTGGAGCAACAACCACCAAGCGAACATTCGCACCGCACGTATGCACATCGCTGAGTATGCAAAGAAGGACACGCTCGAGAGCATCAATAGCGAATGGGTAGCAGGGCTTATCTCACACCTCACGAAGCACAGAGGACTTCTCAATACCTCCGTTGATAAGACGCTTCGCATCCTGAAAAGCGTGCTGTACTGGGCGCAAGGCGAAGGGCTATACGAAAAAGACTACCGCAGATTCTTCGATGTACGCCTCAAGGGGATAGACAACAACCGAGCGGAGGTATATCTAACGTGGGAAGAGCTGAGTAGGCTTGCTTCTGTAGAGCTGCGCTTGCACTCAGAGCGTGTAGCTCGTGACCTCTTCTGTTTCCTTTGCTTCACGGGGCTGCGCTATTCAGACCTTAAGAAGCTAACCCACGAGAGTATCACACCCACCAGCATACGTTACTTTGCACAGAAGACGGATCAGCTAATTGAGGTGGATCTAAACGACCACGCACGTGCCATCCTTGCAAAGTACGAAGGTCTTGACAAGCCTCTTCCTGCTATGGCGGAGCAACGCCTGAATCGGACAATCAAAGACGTTTGTAAGCAAGCAGGCATAGACGCACCAATCACCAGACTGCGCTACTCAGGCAGTCAGCGTATCGAAGAGACTATCCCGAAGTACGAAGCGGTCTCATCTCACATTGGTAGGCACACGTTTGTCGTGCAAGCCTTGACCCTCGGCATCCCCTCCGAGGTGATACGTAAGTTTACAGGGCACAAAAGCGAGAAGACGATGCGCCCCTACGTAGCTATTGCAGACACGCTCAAAGCGCAGGAGATGGAGAAATTCAATCGTCCTCTGCTAACCAAGTAGAGGACGATTAGAGGACGATTTGCGTATTGTTTAATCATCTCTTACTACTTCTTATCGTCTAAGTGGATTTGCTGAAAGTCGCTTTGTAAGCGTAATTTGCGATGATATGCGCTTGTTAGGACGACTTATAGTAAGTACGGCTCTGGGTACTCCTTCCGATTAGATCATCCCTGCAAATCTCTGATTTGTGGGGATGTTTGCTTTTCTATTAGTCCGAAGAGTCATCGGTGACCAGAGACCATAGCCTTTAGATTAAGTGTTTGCGTCGGTCCTTCTCTGGGAACGATGCGCAAACCACGTAAATACGTGCTATTCAAAAGCAAAGTATTACCTTTGCGTACCCTTATTAGCGGAGTGCGTAGGAGCGTTTAGGCGTGGATGATTCACCGCAGTCGCCGATGACAGCAGTGCTTCTTCAGCCGATTACCCCATTGACTTCGCCACTCCCTCACCCAAGCAGATAAGTAGAAACAAACCAGAAGCAATATGATTACAGTCAGCGAGCTCGCCGTACAGTTCGGTAAGCGAGTCCTTTTCCAAGATGTCAACCTTAAGTTCACCCCAGGTAACTGCTATGGCATCATCGGTGCCAACGGTGCTGGTAAGTCGACCCTCCTGCGCACTATCAGCGGCGTCCTCGATCCCACACGCGGTAGCATCACCCTTGGTCCTGGTGAGCGTCTCTCGGTACTTAGTCAGGATCACCACGCCTTCGATGCCTTCACCGTGATGGATACCGTCCTGATGGGGCACAGCGTCCTGTGGGCGATTATGGAGGAGAAGAACGCGCTGTATGCCAAGCCCGACTTCAACGATGAAGACGGTAACCGTGTCGCCGAACTGGAAGATAAGTTCGCTGAGATGGAAGGCTGGAATGCTGAGAGCGATGCCGCTATGCTGCTCAGCGGTCTGGGTATCAAGGAAGACCAGCACTACAAGCTGATGAAGGAGCTGAGCGGTAAGGAAAAGGTGCGTGTCCTCTTGGCTCGTGCCCTCTATGGTAAGCCCGATAACCTCCTTCTGGACGAACCTACCAACGACCTCGACCTGGAGACCGTGACTTGGCTCGAGAACTATCTCTCTGAATACGAGCAGACGGTGCTGGTCGTTAGCCACGACCGTCACTTCCTCGACTCCGTATGTACGCACACGGTAGACATTGACTTCGGCCGCGTCCAGCAGTTCGCTGGTAACTACAGCTTCTGGTACGAATCAAGTCAGCTCGCCCTGCGTCAGCAGCAACAACAGAATAAGAAGGCTGAGGAAAAGAAGAAGGAGCTCGAGGAATTCATCCGCCGCTTCAGTGCCAACGTGGCTAAGAGTAAGCAGACTACGAGCCGTAAGAAGATGCTTGAGAAGCTCAATATCGAGGAAATCAAGGCCAGCAGTCGCCGCTATCCTGGGATTATCTTCACCCCAGATCGTGACCCAGGGAACAAGATCCTCGAGGTCAAGGGGCTTACCGCTTATGCCGATGATGGTACGCTCCTCTTCCGTGACCTGAATTTCAACGTGGAGAAGGATGATAAGATCGTCTTCATCAGCCGTGACCCTCGTGCTATGACTGCGCTTTTCCAGATCATCAATGGTGCAGAGAAGGCCAGCGAAGGGACGTACGAATGGGGGCAGACGATCACTGAGGCTTATCTCCCACTGGATAACTCGGAGTACTTCAACACGGATATGAACCTCGTCGAGTGGCTCTCTCAGTTCGCTGCCGATACCAACGAAGTGTACCTCAAGGGTTTCCTCGGGCGTATGCTCTTCTCGGGTGAGGAAATCCTCAAGAGTGCTTCTGTCCTCTCTGGGGGTGAGAAGATGCGCTGCATGATCTCGCGTATGATGCTCAAGAATGCGAATACGCTCGTCCTCGACAGCCCCACGAACCACCTTGACCTGGAGTCCATCCAGGCCTTCAACAATACACTCAAGACCTTTAAGGGGAATGTCCTCTTCACCAGCCATGACCACGAGTTCATCCAGACGGTCGCTAACCGTATCATCGAGCTGACCCCTGGGGGCATCATCGATAAGATCATGGACTACGACGACTACATCGTCGATCCTACGGTCGCTGAGCTCAAGGCGAAGTACTACGGAGCGTAGTATCCACCCCCTATATATCATTAAGCCGCGCAGCTCCCTACGGGTGGGCCTCCCCGGTTTATT